TAATTCAATGAATGCACCTACACAACCAGATGCAGAAACTTCTGCGGAACCAACTTTAGAGGAAAAGAAAGCAGAAATTAAAAATGGTATACCTAAACAAGGTGCTGTTGTTGATGGAGGCAAAGTTGTTTCTGTAATAGAAAACATAGGAGATAGTGCCACAGATTCTGATTTAAAAACTAAACTAGATAACATTCAGGGTAGAACTTTTAAAATGAAAAGGACTTCTCTTGAAACATTATACGAAACAAACAAAGAGTTTAAAAAGTTTGTAGATGAAAATCCTGACATGGTTTATGATGGTAAGAACAAAAATGCTCCTGCTGTTATTGATAATGAAGGAAATGTTTTAGATGGAATGAAGCGATTGGCTGCTGCATACAACAGAGGTCAAAAAGGAATTAGAGTTTTTAACGAACAAGAAACCACTGTTTCTAAAGAAGAAGAAACATCTATTGTAAACGCTATAGATAATATTGTATCTCCAACATCTGAGAATAGTACTAATGAATCTATGCAAGACATAGAAAAAATTGGTAACCATTTTCAAAGAGTGTTTAAGGGATCAACAATAGAATTTGATCAAGAAGTATTTAATGCTGAGGCTCAAAAGAGAGGATTAGATCCTGCAAAAAATAAAGGCTTCAGAGACAGAAATACAAACCAAATTTATATAAACCCTAAACTTGCTACGCTAGATACACCTATACATGAGTTTGCTCATATATGGGAGGATATGTTGGCTGAAGTTAATCCAGATGCTCATAAAAAAGCAATGGCTTTAATTAAAGGCACAAAGTTTCATAAAGAAGCGGTTGCTAACGGTTATGGAGATAGAGCACTAAACGAGGCTTTAGTACAGGCTATTGGCGAAAAAAGTGCTAAAATATTTAAAGATCCTAAGAGACAATCACAGTTTGAAAAAGTAATTGATCAAGTTAAACAGGCAATTAAACAAGCATTAAACTTACCTGCTGATGCAGATTTTGATATCAAAACAAGTAGTATTGATGCTGTTATAAACTCAAGTGCTGAGAAAATAATGTCCGCTACAAGTATTGATCCTAATGCAAACAAAGAATCAATTGATGTAGACGCAATTGACGCACAGAGATACAAAAACCCTGAGCGTGAAGCAATAAAAGAATTCAATGCGTTAAAAGAAACATTAGAAAACGACCCAACACTATCACAACTTACACCTGTGATGAAGGACGGTAAATATCAATTTACTAAAACAAAATCAGGTAAACTAAAAGTAAAAATTTCTGGTCAATCTTATGCTTTAGTTAATGGAGTTAATGAACACTTTGAGGGGACTATTGAAGAGAAAATAGATCTGATTGGTGACAAAATTGTAGATGAATTTGAAGCCAATAAGGATGTACCTGAAGTAGTTAAAGGTTTAGGATGGTATAAAGATTTACATCTAAATATGAGAAACCTCTTTGGAGGTAGAACTAATTTCTTTGGTAGATTATTAGGTGCAACTTCTGGACAGACAGATGTACAGCAAAATTACAAATATGCTACTCAAGCATTAGAGGCTTACTCAAAGGGTGCTTATGACAAATACCTTGAAGAGTATAAAGAGTTTATTGATAGGGTAGAACAGTTTGAAAACGAAGAGGAATTAAATCAATTCTTTAACGAATATAAGGGAAGAGCAATAAACGCTTTAAAAAAACAAGGCAAAACTGCTTATAGCGAATCAAGACTTAAGCCCGATCCCAAAGACATTAACGAAACAAAAAGAAAGTTATTAAATCTATGGCCAAAGGCTAATCCTTTATATAGAACTGATAATCCTACAAAACTATACGGTATTAATAGTCCTGCTGCTGCAAAGGTATTAGCAGGTATATGGTTGCAACAAACTCAACAATCAAAGACAAATAACTTTTATGAAAATGTTGTTGGTCTAACAACAAATCCTACTATTGATTTATGGGCTGCTCGTACAATAAGACGAATGGTTTACGATGGCAATGTTGATAGATACAGAATTGCTGAGAGAGCAGAGCAAGGTGTGGATGAAAGAGTTTATGCTGCTGAAGCAGGAGGTTTTTCAGATTATCAATTAGCGGAAGAGGTTATCAAAAACGCTTCGGCAAAACTAGACATGGATCCCGATGATCTACAGGCATACTTATGGTTTGCAGAAAAGGATCTTTGGTTAAAGAAAGGATGGTCAAAAGGAACTGCCGCTAAGAAATCTGATTTTAGGGAAGAGGCTGCTAAAAATGATATCACTAGATATTATTTAGGATTAAGTACAGAAAGAGATCAGTATACAGATCCTGAGTTAGAAGCAAAAGATAACTTAGAGATAATAGAAGAGGAAAGACAGTCTATTCAAAATGACTTAAGAGAGGGTGACCTGGTATCATTAAAAGTAAACGAGACACAGGGACAGTATTTAATATATCCTGAAAGAAGTTTTGATGCTGAGATGATTGTAAAGTCGGATCAAGATATGACTCCTGTTTTGAAGAGGGCTATAGAGTCTGCAAAGAAACATGAGCAAGAGTCTGTGTTCTTATCAGAGGTATTACCTATTGATGAGAGAATGGATCCTGAAACAATGGAGAGAGAATTGGCTAAACGTCCAAACGCTCGGCCTGCTGTTGAAATGCAATTTAGAACTCCTATGAGTTTTGAAGAAGCATCTACTTTTGCTAGAGAAAATTTAGACAAAGAAGGTGTTCAATTAGGACCAGTAAAAACAGATATCTCTGGTTATACTTTTATAACTAATGAAGCAGGAGATAAAGTCTTAGGTGTTAAGTATCAGTTTGTTCCAGAGTTTGTATTTGAAAACGAAGAGGATATTACAGATGATAATGTAAGGCAAGCAGTTAGCGACTGGAGTAATAATGCACATGAAACTAAATTAAATTTAGAAAACAACGAAAATGTTTTGTACTTTTACAACCATTATGTAGATACATTCGTTGCTCACAATAATCAATACAACGGAATCTTAAATAATATAGAAAATGGATCAAAAGACATATTTAAAGGAACTAGCAAAACACGCACAAAGGAATACTTCCAATCAAAGGCCACAAGAGTCGAATCCCAACAAGGAAGTCCAAGTGTCGATGCACAAAGACAACAAGATGAAGGGGATAGATCCCGCTTCTCTGGAACTGTATCGCCAAATGATGGCGGATCGATTTCAGGAGTCGAACACAGAAGAATAGATCAAGCAAAACTACCTGATCAACTTACACAATTACTTACTACATTGAGTGGACAAGGCATGGTGCCTTCTAAACTTATTCACGCAATTAAGATTTATTCTCAAAGAGTAGATGGTAAAGAACTATCTACTGAACAAGCGAGAATGCTGCTTAATAAGTTTATGCAATCTCAAGGTTTCAGACAAAGAGGTTTTGAGACAGGATCAATTACAAAGGGTAAAGATTCTGATGTAGGTAAACAAGAAGTGTATGATTGGGTAAACGAAAATCCAAACTATTATGAAACCATGGATATGAAACAAACCATGGAACTAATATTGGAGGATATAAATTCTAGAGGAGGTTTTGAAGCGGAGCAAGTTATAAAAGACTTACTAAAAGCAGATCCTACAATAAAAGAATTGCCTAGAGTTCAACTTGCTAGACAAGCGGCATTACATCATTATGGATTAAAGGTTAGTAAACTTAGATCAGAAGGTGCATCAGAAACAGAAATCGATTCTGTTATAGATACAATGGCTCAAATCGAACGTGCTCTAGCAAAAGATGCTACGTTTGCAGGTCAAGCCTCTGCCGCATTAAGATCTTGGACAGCACAAACAGCCGCTACATTAATTGACAGGACTGAACGTGCCATGGAGAAGTTTAACGAGGACATGGATAATAAAAGTAAGTTTGGTAATTTTATTCATAGGCTTTTTGGAGGTAAACAAAAATTAGAAAGCACAACACTATCACCAGAACAGCGTAAAAAAATTGAAGAGTTACACTCTATAATTAAAGACGCTCCTGCTAACAGTGAACTTGCTAATGTTGCTATGAGATCTATGTATAAATATATGGATTCAGTATTACCTTCTTACACATGGCAAGACACGTTTTTTGGTTTGCAATACGCAGCACTTTTATCAGGTGTTTCTACGCAAGTATTAAATGTAACATCAGGTAGTGCAAACATTGTTTTGCAACCATTAATGGAAATGTCTAGAATAGATAAAATCTTTACAGGCGGTTACTTTGATTTCATAAGAAAGATTGGTTCTGGCACAACTAAAAAAGGTATGCAGCAAGGCTATAACATGGCTATGGATATCTGGAAAAATGGAGCCAGAGTAGATAAATACCAGAACTCTGAAAGCACACCAGATGGTGGTCAGTACAATGTTTTAGAAACTACAGAGTTTAAAACAGGTGGTAAAGCAAACCCTTACAACTACTATAAGTATGTGGGTAGAATGTTAAATGCTACTGATAGATTTATAAGTAAAGTTGGATATGAAGGTAGATATTATAATTATCTGATAGATCAATTAAGAAAAGATGGTGTTCCTAAAAGTCAATTAAGAAAGAGAGCATCAGAGTTATACTTAGCAACTGAAGTTAGTAGAACCGCACAAAAGGAAATGGAAACCTTAATGAACAGAATGCGTGAGGCTGATCCTGATACTGATTTTAGTAATATAGAAGTTGTTAGAGCAAGAGAATTAATGCACGAAGCACTTGCTTTAAAATACAGTGAAGACTTTGTTGACAAATCAGATGCTGAACTTGAGGTAATGAAGGAAAAAGATGGTTTCGATGGAACCATTGAAGAGTTTAAAGAATACATGAAGGCCATGAAAGAGGCTGAAATAAACGGTATTGCTACAGACGCTAACTTGGCTAGTAATTCACAGGTGTTTATAGACAATAGACCAGGAAGTTTTTCTCAACCTATTGCTTGGGTCGCTGAGAAAATTCGACAAGCATCCAATTCACAAAGTATAGGATTTGGTGGAAAACTTGCCATAAAATCATTTGTACCTTTTACAAGTATTATTGGTTCAATTGGTGAATATATGATCGATGTTACACCTGGTATAGGTTTAGCAAGAGCATATATGGCTAAGGATGGTTTAGGTGAAAAGGGATCTAGAATGAGAGACGAACAAATGTCTAGAGCATACTTTGGTACAATGTCGTTTTTAGGTCTAGCAGCACTTGCGGCTAAGGCATATGAAGATGATGATGAAAAACCGTTTTTTGAAGTAAGTGGTGGAGGTTACAACAACTCTAATATGTACACTAGAAACGATATGAAGAATGCTGAACTACCTCCATATTCTTTTAGAGTTGGTAATGTGGTTATGGATTACAGAAACATAGTTCCTTTATCAATTCCATTGGCCATCATAGGTAATTATATGGAAACTCACAAGATGACAGGAGGAAAAGGTGAGGTGTTTGATGATATGATGTCTAGACTAACTATTGCTTATGCAAACTCAGCAAACTTAATTATGGATTCATCTGTACTTACATCTGTGAAAGAATTAACTGAGGCTATATTTGGTCAAGTAGATGGTAGAGGATCTCAGTTTGATCCTAATACAGTTAGTGATTCTAGTTTAAATAAAACATTACAGCGAATAGGTAAAACATCTATAAAATCTATTGGAGGAACTGTTTTAAGACCACTACCACAAAACCTAAATTTATTTAGACAAACGACTAAAATTCTTGACGCAAACTCATACAGTGCGGGAGATGCTAAAAATGCATTATTATATGCAGCAGGACTTAGTCAAATAGCAGGTCAACCAAAGGTAGATGTGTTTGGTGAACAGGCTAAAAGTTACCCAGGTGAAACAGTAATTCCATATACTCATTGGTTAGGCTTAAGAGGTGAAGATGCTAGATGGCAGTTTTTAGATAAGTATAATGCTTATCCTGGTAAAATTCAAAACAGACCTATGAAGATAGGAAGAGATATGAGAACTCTTACAGATGATGAACTTTACCAACATCAAATAACTACTGGTCAAGAGTTTAATAAACTCATTACTAAATATATGAAAGGAAGAGGTAGACTTGAAGATAAAATACTTACTTATTCAGGTAGATCTCAAAGCATGCACAAGATGAATATCTCTAAAATGTGGACTGCTGCTCAGGCTAAATCTAAACTCAAGAATAAAAAATCCTGGAGAAACACAATAATAGATTAATTATGAGAGAAATAGACAAGATCATTGTGCATTGCACAGCGACACAAGAAGGTAAGCCTATATCAGTTAGCACCATTGATAAATGGCATAAGAAAAGAGGTTGGTCAGGAATTGGGTATCATTATGTTGTGCAATTAGATGGTACAATAAATCGGGGGCGACCAATTGAAAAGCAAGGTGCTCATGTCAAGAATCAAAATAAAAGTAGTATCGGTATTACATATGTAGGAGGAGTAGAATCTGAAAGAGGTGAAGACGGTAAATGGATTGCAAAAGATACAAGGACGGAAGCACAAAAAGATAGTTTAGAGTATCTGATTGGTTATCTTTGTGCTAGTTATCCAGGGTCAGAGGTATCAGGTCATAATAATTGGTCTAGCAAAAGTTGCCCATGCTTTGATGCAAAAGAAGAATATAAATCCATACAAGAAAAATATGTTTGATAATTTAGGCTACGTTGTAGCAATATCAGAAAGGTTTAGGATTGGTCCAATGTTAGGTTGGGCATTCTACACACCTGATGATGAGGAAGACAATTATGAGTTGAATATTTATATAATATTCATAATGATTCACATTAAATGGTGGGAAGGCGATGAGTGATACAAGCAGCAATAGTGGGCCACAATTAAATGCCTTACGCAGTAATTATAATAAATTAGTTTCTAAAAAACTTTACTTATCTAAAAGTAAAAAAGTACAATGGGAATCTAAAAGAAGATTTGGCAATATTTAATCCAATGTCTAAGGAGGATGTAAACATAAATAAGTTTTTAGCAAACAATTGGTCAATCGTAGTTGGTTTGTTGGCTGCTATATTTACAGCAGGAACTATTTTTGCTCAGTTTACTGCATTAAAAGTAGAATTAACAACTGTACATGAACGGTTAGACAAGAAAATAAAAGTCATCAACGAAATAGAAGATAGAATTGTTGGTATCGAAAAAGAATTGCAATACGAAAAAGGATACCTAGAAGGTAAAAAAAAATAAAAAGGCATGAGCAAACCAAAGAAAAAATTTAAGGATACTAAAGTCGGTCAATTTTTAATTAAGAAAGTACCATCTATTTTAGGCATAGTGGGAGATGTATTACCTGATGCGGGTGTGTTGGGTGTCGTTAAAAAATTAATAGAAAAAGAAGATCCTAAAGTATTAAGTCCTGAAGATAAAGAAACAGCACTAAAACTTTTAGATATTGACATGATTGAAATGCAAGAAGTCACAAAAAGATGGACTTCAGACATGGCAAGTACATCATGGTTGAGTCAGAATGTAAGACCTATGACCCTCGTATTTTTTTCGGTTAGTTATATTGTTGGTTGGTACCTAGATTATCCCTTAGAATCGGTCTCAGGTGTACTGAGTTTGATTGTAGGAGCATACTTTGGCTCCAGAGGAATTGAAAAAGTCATGGGTAACAATAGACATAAGTAATTACAATGTAGTTACTTTATCCCTCAACATTTCAAACATTTCAGATACCCTGTACTTAATTAAAATGTCTGAATGAAACTTTGTATACTTTGCTAACATCATGGGTGCCTGAGTGTCCTTATAGTGTTTTGAAATTGTATTGTCTGTTTGAAACATAAGTTCTCTAATATCGGCATCAGGAATACTAATAATAGACCCTGTTGTATTAAATGCTTTTCTTGCTGATTTATAACTATGACCTGTCAATTTTTTAAATTGCATTTGATTGACTTTCCAAACACTATCATCAACCAAACCACTCATTATTGGAAAAAGACTTTTATTATTTGGATTAGTTAAGCGGTTTAATAATAATATGATTTCTTTAATTGGATTTAGTCCCATATACACCAATCCCATTTTGTTAGTTTTTGATCTAAAATGTTTATACACCATATTTTCCTCAGCAAACAAATATTTTTTATGGTTCTCATAGGTAGAGTTTACGAATGATTTCATTGATAATTTTTCAAGATCTTTAGCATACATTCCTCTCAATGAAAACATTAACAAATAAATTAAAATAGATATTACTTCTTTTTTAAATTTCTTGTCATTGTGATTTAATTTTTTTATTACATCAATTAACTCATGAGACTTCATCCATTGTGGTGTGAAATTTTTTTGAGGATTTGTTCTAACGTGAGGAAAAACATTAAATGTGATTTCATCTTTTAATGCGTGAGAATGAAGTGCTTTTATTGCTCTATGATAAGTATTAAATGTAGCGGGACTTCTTCCTTTTTCTGCCAGGACTTTTTTAAGTTTTACCCAAACTTGTTTCTGACATATATCTTGAAAAGTAAGGTTTTTAATTCCAATGTTAGCAGCAACCGACCTGACTTTATTTTTATAGTCATTGAAAGTAGTTTCTCTCATTTGATCTTTAAGATGATTGTCTAAGTAGGAATTAATATCATTCACATAAGATCCATAGGTTAACCTAGTTTTAGCCTCTTCAAAAGTAAGACTTCCAATAGCACTTTGCATGTGAAGATCATGAACAACATCCGTTAGTTTTTTTACTTGTTTATTCTTTTGTTCAAAATATGGATGATCAGGTTTTAACCTTTTATTTTTTTTATCCCAATGTTTTTTATACACTTTTATTGCAGTATATATTTTTTTATCAAGCAGTTTGTTTTTGAAACGAACATGTAACAATACAGTTCCATCCTTATTAGTTTCTTTTCTGCTTCCAATTAATAATCCCATGGTCCCTAATTTGGTCCCTAAAACATAAAATGCTGTTTATAAGGTGTTAGCCTCAAAGTTATACACAAAACACGAAAATCTGAGGGTAGGTTATTAACATTAGGTCAAAGTTATTGTATATATTTGCCCTTATGTTTAACATGATGTTAATTTATCAGCAAGTCACTGTTTAATACCTCTACCTCATAAAAAAGAGACAGATCTTAACTGAAATGTCTCTCTTTTGGTCCCTAATTTGGTCCCTAAATTTGATGTTAATAACTTTGATTATAGGTTCTTTGTCACCTTGTCAGACACCTTCACTATTAGTTTGCTTATCCCTAAAGTATCATAGATTCTTGGGCTTTTAGTTGACCTTTTATAAACGATATAGCCATCTTTTTTTAATAGTAGAATTGCATCTTGCCTTCTTTTCTCTTCCTGTCTAAAGTGATTAAATGTTTCACTTTCAATTGCGTTTGGTTTTACAGTCATAATTTATAGTTTAAGTGTGATTTGTAAACCATCCAGAGTGATCTCTAAAAGGTTTGTTTCTATTAGCCATATCTTCTGTTGGTTGTTTTTGATCCTTCAAAGCAATCAATAAAAGTATTAGATATCCTGTAAGATCTTTAACAGTATCTTCAGTCTTATCATATATTCCTTTTTGTTTTATTCTAGATAATTTATCATCTATCCTAGCACATAAAGACACTACCGCATCGCCCTCACTAAAAACATTAATAGGTGATGTAGCACTATCACCATAGTCAGCGTTTTTAGAGATGAGAAGGCTGATGATTTCAGCACCAACCCTCTCAATTTTTTCTCTAGTATCCATTATTAAAACGGTAGATCAGGACCATCTTCTTTACCATTAACGAAGTTTTCAACCTTCTGCTCATGCGACTTAGCCTTTCCGTTTGGAATATTTCCATCAGCATAAGTGATTTTCCATGCATTAGCATTAGCGGTTCTTAGTTCTCCATTACGATCTCTGTAACTTCTAAGGTTAATAGAAACCAAAACTTCATCTCCACTTTTGTAAGCACTAAACAAGTTTGCCTTGGCCCCAATTGCTTCAACAGGATAGTCTACAGGATACTGACTATCAGCACCTAGTTCAACTGTTAATACTCTTTTTTCAATGTCTCCCTTTTGGGTTTGAATGGTTTGTGCATCAGAGATGTTTTTAATGCGACCTTGTAATTCTAATGAATTTGACATAATTAAATAATTAAATTGTTATATATATTCAGAGATTTTACAACCTCTCGCCTGAAGGTATTCCAGGACTTCATTAACCACTTCATTTATATGGTCAATTTCTTTTATTAAAGAGTCATCTAACCCTTTTAGTTTCTTTACTTCTTCTTCTGTATTATTTACAGACACTATACTTACATGAGCAGAGTTGTGATCTGATAAAAGTTTATCAATTTTTGGTATTCTAATTTTATAATTTACTGGCATTTCTTGCATGTTATGGGGTGTTAATTATTTGATTACTAATAAGCATTTGTATCATCTCCATCATATCTTCTTTATACAAGATGCAATACTCTTTACCTCCTGGTGCTTTATGGAAAACAATTGGCACATCTGTTGGCTGTACAACCATGTCTGCTAACACCTTTTTGTACTGTGGGTTTCTTTTATAGCATTTTGCTTGGACTACAAAATCTCCTGTGTTCATCAGATCAATTCCACGATCATCTAACATTTTAGATCCATACCTTGAGGTAACGCAATCCGTAAATCCTAATTCTTTAAAGTCTTTGACTAATTGTCTTTCGTAATTATGTCCTTTGTTTCTGTTAGTGTTTGCCATATTTATTAAAATCTTTGTAGACATATACCATTTTGTTTTTTACAAAACTTTTTATGTCGTTGAATTCTGCTGATTTGTGAAATCCTTTGTATGCTAAATAATAATCTTGTCCGTATCCATTGGGCCTAATAAAATATTCTTCTTTCCCAGGAACAATCTCATCAATATTAGCCATCCGCAAAAGATCACCACTTTCAAACTTCTTATGTATTCCTATCTTACCGCCCCATTTATTTGTTTCCCAAACAATTTTAAATAGGTTATGGTTACTGTCCTCTAAACTTCGGGAACTGCCCTGGTGCTGTATCATATTGTTCTTCGTTATGCTCTGTGTAGCAGGTTGTTGTTAAATTATATTTAAACTCTTGCATTCCTGTTTTTCCTGTGAACCTCCACCTGACTTTCCAAATGTGTACCTCAACAAGTTCTTTTTCAAAATCTCTATAAACAGTAATTCCGTTGTCTACTTTATTGAAGAAGTGTGAAGATCCACTTACGCTGTAACCTGAAGCGACCTCCACCTTCCCATTCTCTTTTTTTAATTTTTGTGGGTGAGCAACTAACACTACTCCACAATCGTATGACTCTTTAAATATTTTTATTTTTGACAATTGCATTCCTGTGTATTGGTGCTCATTCATTCCTCGTTCTATCTTGTGTTCTACGAAAGCCCAATTATCAATTATCAAACAGTTAATACCTAACTTTTTCACTAACTCTTTTCCCTTGTTTAATATTCCATCTACTGTAAGATCATTGTCTTTAAGATTTATAAAAAAGAAATGGTTGTTTATGAAATCAATAGCGGGATCTAGTTCTTCAGGCTGTAGATTATCTACAGATCCTTTCCCAAATCTTTTACCCGCATACTTTTCAATCAGTTCAGCAACATGAACTTTAATTGGCTGCTTTTCAGCAGAAAATATTCCAAACTTCCATCCTTTCTTAGCGAGTTCTATAGCAACCTGATCAACAAAACTTGATTTACCATGTCCAGGAACTCCTGTAACAAGAGTAAATTCGCTAGGTCTCCAGGACATTAACTCATCAAACTTAGGATATCCTATAGTATCACCTTTAGGCATACCATAGTTATATAAATTGTGAATTTCGGATCGAGAATCTGATGCTTTACTTACACCTTCTAGTGGAAAAGGTTTTGCAGAATCAATACATTTGACTAATACTTCTGATCCATGCTTAAGTAAAACATCATTGGCATCCTTGCATCCTTCTGGAAAATTTACTAACCAGACTCTTTCTTTCCCTAGCCTTCTCGATAATTCATCTCTTAATTTAATTCCTGGTGCATCATTGTCTAAAGCCAGGTATATTTTCTCTTTATTCTCAAACTCATCAATACTATTGTCTAAGTAAGTCAGGTTTTGATTTCCTGTAGATGCTCCGTTAGGAACAGAACAAGCAAACATAAGTTTACCTTGCTGTAAGCCCGCCTCATAAAATGCCATTGCATCAAACTCGCCTTCGGTTATAACACACCATGAAGCGGGTTTAATTAGATCCAAACCATACATGATCATCTCGGACCCTTTGTTAAGTTTAAAGTTCTTCTGTGAGTCTCTAAACTTTACATTAATTCTTCTACCTTTTCTTATGTAGTTAAATTGTATTACAGGTCTTTCAGCAGAAACTTGTGGCATCCACTCTACACCTTCAGTAACTCCAAAATATTCTATTGTGCTGTTGTTTATACCTCTGTCTTTAAAAAACTTTAAAACCTTATCGCTTAGTGAAGATGATTTTACAACAGGCAATTCATATTCTGACTCGTACTCTGCAACAGATCCATTTTCTCCACAGTGATGGCAGTAATAAGTACCTGTCTCTACCCAAACTCTTAGGCATTTTTCATTCTTATTCTTTTTCCTGGTGTGAGAACACTTAGGACACTTTGTCTTCTGTGGCTCAGAGTTACTATTTCCATTGACTTCAATGCCAATGTCTTGCAGTTTAGATAAATTATCGCTCATATTAATGCTATGTTTTTTCTGTTGGGGGTGACCTTATTCATTGTCTCCCACTCTTTATATTGTATTAGGTACTTCTCTACGAATTTGTTTCCAAAAATAACTTCAGGAGTTACAGAGGACTGATACTTTTCACTCCAATTCTCTTTACACCAAACAAACACATCTACCATCTGAGATCCTGTGATCAACTCTCCATCAAATTTTTTTGATAGGATGCTTTTAAATCTTTTTTCGTATGTTCTTGGATTGTATTTGTGTTTAAATCTTTCGTTTAGATACGTTATAACTTCAGTGCATACCTTTTGATATTCAAGAGATATTGTTTGATCCCCATCTGCTACAGCAACATTAAACCATAGTGGAGTAGTTCTAAATTTTGGATGTGCCTTTGTTCCTATGTTTTCAACAGTACCTTTATCTGAAAGTTCCGTCATATATCTACTCATTGTCCTGGAGGACGAGTTAAGTTCTTCTGCTAGATCCGTCAATGTTTTATCACAATACCCATCAACTGATGTGTACTTGTATATTAGATCACACAACATGTATGCAAGAGGAGAAATGTCGTGCTTTCTCAATACCTCATATATAATTGTTGTCGATCTTATCATTTTAATAATATTTTATGATAAAATAATGTTGGATTTTTTTTGTTTCTATGTGACTCAATCTTACATTCAAGTGTAACTATTTCACCAATTTTAAAATCTAGTGTTTTTGATATAGTATTATCCCAACAGTTAATTGCTATATGAGAATCTTCCAAAGTTTTTACCCACATTGTTACAAAACGATGATCCTCATTACCTGATTCAACCATCTTTGGTTTTGATATGTATTTAACTTGTCCTAATACAGTTACATTCATTTTATTTTATCTTTAATTATATCTTTAAGAGACACTGATTTTTGGTGCTCAAGTCTGATATGGTTTAGAATTAAGTTTGTTTTGACGAAAAAACCTCTAGTAGTTACACTTGGATCCTTTGTGTTAAAGTAGTTATCTAATATTGATAAAAACTTTTCCTCCAGAAATTCCACATGATCCATTGGCTCACTTAAAAAATCTTGAATTTCTGTTTTGGAAAAATTAAACATCCTAGATACTCCAACAAAAATGCAGAGTCCAAAATAAGAATTACCCTCCAGGACAGGATCCACTTCTAATGTGTGTTGGTTTTTAACTGCTAGATTATGTAGTATGCCCTTCTTTATATCGTTTAATTTCATTTTAAAAGTTTAATAATTTTGCTTCTTTGTATCTTACGTTAAAGGTCTTTCCCCAAACGATCTTACCACTATCACCAAAGTCCACTTCTTGTGCTCCTCGATGTAATAGGATTTGTTTTATCTGTTGCATTGCTAACTGTTTACCTGCCTTTGCAACCTTTTCATCTTCCCTGAAGTTTATATATTGCTTTGTGAGTTCAGTGATTTCATCATCAGAATCAATCTTAATTCTATCAAGCATTGCTTTATGTTTGAATGATAAAAATTGATCTAGATCTACTTTGTATTGATCTTCAACATCAGGCTCTAAATGAGATACAAGTCTGTATGCATCATTAGTGTTTCCTTGAACACCTTCAATATCAATTATACCTCTTGCTTCCTGGACGCTATTGTAAAACTTCTCACCTTCAATAAGTATAGTTTCTTGTATATTCTGATTAGCCTCAACAGTAAAAACATCCATATGCCTTCCATCCTTTAGGAAAGCAAACTGTCCGTAGTCATATCCTAAAACAAGCATATATAATTGGATCTGTGCTATGTAGTAAGGAGGTATTCCGCCTTCCCATTTATCTGCATTGTATCCTGAGATTGTTTTAATCTCCAATACACCTCTTCCAGACATTTCATCGTGACTTGTTATCTGTCTATCTATATTGGCAAACAAAAAAGGATACTTCTCGTTGATAAAAATAGAATTACGTCTAATTGATTTCCTTAATTTCGTTTTGCCTTGATAATTATTTATCATTTCGATAGGATCTCCTGTCCAATATTGCCATAGATCAGCAACGTAATCTTCTAAAAGCCTTCCATGAAACATGATCTCATTGTCAATGTTTTTCATGTTCGCTGTTCCAACAGATTGATTCCATCTTGTTATTTTAGAAGTCCAGGGATTAAGGCCTAATAATGTTGAGGCATCTGATCCTCCTACCATTCCCTTGTATACTAATGTTTTTCTTAATGCAACCCATTCTTCATACGAAAGATTTGCGGTTGGTATTCTAGTTATTTTGCTCATATTTTACAGTTTTTTTTTAATGCTTCTCTGATTAATTGAGAGATGTTTTTTCTCTCCAAATCGCATGCTGAATGCAGTTTGTTAACTTCACTTGGTGTAAGTCTAAATGTGATTCTAGTTGACAGTTTCTCTGTAATTCCTCTTTCCATTTGTCGTTTTTAAAGAAAGGGAGGACACGTAAAGACAATGGTTTGACTTCACTGGTTGTTGTTGGTTTGCGTCCTCCCTCTTAAATTATTTGCTTGCTTGTGCGGTAGCCTTCTTCGATTTTTCAGCATTAATTAAAGACTTCAATTCCTTAATTTGCTCGGCAGTAAGTAGAGATTTGTTTGCGGGGATACGTTTCTCTACAGCGTTATAGTCTACCGTTATGTATGATAACATTGATTGATAAATATCAGATCCGTTTGATGCTTTAACTCTTTGAAGTTCTTTGGCCTCATCTTCGTCCATAATAGAGTCTTCACCACTATCAACTATTCCTAAGATGAATAGTGCACGATTTAATGCTCCTGATTGGCATTTTTGAAAAGAAAATGGCTCGGTTGTTCTTTTGTGTGCTACACCATCAGCGACCATTACCTTGTCCTGATTGTAGACTTTACCTATCATAACGATAATACTATCGTTCATCTCAATGATCTCAGTTTCAAGAGTGTAGCCTTCAGGTCTGAAATAATCGTTGAAATAATTCAATCTTTCAATCCAAGGTACAATATTTACTCCTCTACCTATTGATGTTTTTTTTAGTTTTCGCTTCAGTTTCATTTTTTAATTTTTGTTTTAGATTGGTTAAATAAAAGTTTACTATATAGTATTTTCTTGCGTGAAATAGGATTGATTCCCAGTCAAATACCCATCCTCTAATTCTTCTCTCCATGCATATATCTTCATGATATGTGAGCATGAATAATTTAAAATCTCTTAGAGAAAATCTTTTCCGATCATGAATAATCTCTTTATTATCGTAGTCAAATCTGACCATGTGCTATATAGGTGTTTCATGTCGTGGTTATTTGCTATAAATGTATGACAATTTGAACGTAAGTTCAAAAAAAATGTTTTTATTTTATTAACATTTCGTTGTGGATTCTTCTTTGTTTTTCTATAGAGTCTGAGTTACTGTGCTTTACGTATCTATAAAACGCTTTTGAACCGTTAGTGTGTCCGCTAATATTCCTGGCCTCGATCTCACTTAAGCCCTTAGATAGTTGGTAAGTTATACCGCTTGCTCTTAGTTTGTGGGGAGTTATAAGATCAAACAAAAACTTTTCTTCATGCACAGGATTACCGTTATGATCATAACTATACACTATTTTCTTTTTATGAAATTCATTATAAAACTTTAGCAGTTGCTTAAGCCTTACTCTAAAGTATTGTTGAGATTGAGAAAAAGATCCCTTGCCCTCCAGGAATTTAAGAACATCATCAGGTAAATAAAAAGAAGATATTGATCCTACTCCTTTCTTAGTAATTATCGTAACAACACTGCCATCTGAAGAGGCCTGGAAGTTTACCAGGTCACTTACTCTCATGCAAGAGTATAGCATAAGCCTGGTGTAGTACCATATGTCCTGGAGTTCGATTCCTGGGAAGTTGTTATGTATAAGTTCTACTTGTGATGGCTCTAGAGCAATTACCTCTGTTTGAAGTTCCTTCATGCTCTGTAGTCCAGGAAACAGGTAGCCATAATATGCTTCTGCTTTCTTAAGAGTTGTTCTTATTATTTTTAAATGTGTTTTCCTGGTGTTATGATGTTTGCAATCTTCTAACATCATGTTTAAGTACTTATTTACGTACGTCTGTAAATTTCGGGTGACCTTCAATCTATCCTTTCTACTATTAACGCTGTTAAGATCTAAAGCATCTACATTAAAGTTATAATTGTATGCAGACATTTGATTATACACCTGTCTGTAGGAAGTTATAGTTAGGTTTGAAAATTTCTTTCCATAATTTAATATAGATCCATCCTCTAGTAAAGTAATCACTTGTTTCAGTAAGTGTAAAAAGGTTCCAGGCTTCATAAAAGTTCTTTAAAGTTAGTAAGTTAGTTTTGTACTATGGTTAATCGTTGATGATGTCTATGATCTCGTCAGCAACTTTACCGTAGTAGTCTATTATTTTGCAAGACTCTTCAAAAAATAGAGGAGATGCACCTGTTTTTTTCTGATTTAGAGTGCTCTTCTTTTTTTTGCTACCGTAAACATATTCGCATACCTCAGTGGTAGGTAGGTAGGTGAGTTGCAGCAGATTATACGCTGTCCGTTTAAATCGTTCGTGAGATCTGTACTTAATCCTTAAGTTCTTTTCAGTTTTCATAATTATTAATATAATAGTTTTAGTCATGTACATTCTTGTATGAATGCATATCTAATTTAAATATTCGTATTCTTTTTAACAAGTATTTCGTGTAAAGTTTTTTGTAGATCAGATGAACACTTGTCGTCTTTTATAATATCGTGAATTAACAGATTATCTATTGGTGATAATAGTTCGTCAATCTTTTGTGCTACTTTATATTGAAGTGATTTTAAAAGATGATTATATTTTTGTTTAGCGTCTAAGTGATCGTCTTTAAGACTTAAGTAGTCGACAATAATGTCCTGACTGTCAATAATATTGCTATCAAACTCAATACTAGAGATCACATTCATCACAGCATTGTAGTTCCTTCTAAACTCTCTATCTGTTTCAAATAAGGCATCAAATTGTTTAAGCCCATGAAGTACTGAGGCATGGTTCTTATCAAAATATCTTGCTATCCTTGTGTATGTAATGTTAAGTAACTCTCTACATAGTTTGTATACAATTCTCCTGGCATCTACATTCTGTCTCACTCTGTCCTTTGCCATTGGATCTGATTTTGTAACTATTTTTACTGCATCGCAGATTATACTTATGTCGTGGTTTATTGTGTTCATTTGTCTTATGCTGTTAGGGTTTGTGTAATGTTTCTTGCAATTTCAACTGATAAATTCCATTGATCTGACCAATATTTCTTTGATCTACTAAGTGATCCAATAGAATTTTTAGATACCTGGTACCTTGAGGGTACCGATACAAAAATATTAATTACATGTTCTTTGTAGGGTAGGTAACAAGCACCTGTTATTAGTGCTTCTTTACATTTTTTGGTAACTGAGGATCCTGAATTCCATGCTGCTCCTGAATTGATAAGAGCCTGTAAGACATCGTATCCAAATTGTTTCTGTAACTCTCGTATTTTACGTTCGTTCATGACTTTAGTTTTTTTTTTCAGTTAGTATATGCCTGTCTGACAGGTGCTAAATTAATGATTTAATCTGTATTACCAAAATATTCTCTATCTGATTTTGAATCATCGTTCACGTCAATTAATCCCCAAATCATTTGTTTTCCTTTTAAACTATGAAACATGTTATTAATAAATTGTTCATCTGTTCCTTCAGGAAACATTGATTTGATATGTTCTTTTAACTTTTTATCTTCCTCGCTTAGGTTATAATACATGCTCTTGTTTATTTAAAAATTCTTTGTTCTCATCTTCTTCTTTAATTTTTACTACAGTATTCATGTAGTCTTTAGTTTCGTTTACCAAATCCTGGACCTGTTTAAGTTGCTCTGTAATCTCATCCAGGTAAGGAAGAGATCTAGTCGGATCGTATTTATATTTTCTAGAGATCGTATCTAAAATGTTTGTCTCTAAAAACTTTCCCATTTTTATATTAGTTCCCATAGTTATGAATTAAGTTTTTTAAATTGTAGTGTTAAGTTGTCCTTCCAATGATCCTTATCGTTGAGGTATTCATCTATGATTTTATTAACCAAAGGCAATTCCTCTATACCTAAGCCCGCCAATTTGGTTACCAGGGAGTCAATATGATTTTGAATATTCATATAAAACTGCTCATCATTTTTAGCAAACAGGTTTATATATTTTTCCAATTCTTTTTCTAACTCTTTTTCTGCAATGTTTACTTTGTTCTTCAAAGAGTGTTTAAAGATCTTTGTTTCTTTTACGTCATCCAATGCTTCTAACATTAGTTGGCCATAGATCACCGCCTTGGTGACGCTATAAAAAATTATTTGTTCCTTATTCATATTCTCTCATGTTTATTGGCTCCACATAAAATGTTTCACACAGTTTGTTATAAGTTTCTACACCTGATCGAGACATTCTCTGTGTCTCCCATCCAAGATCTACTATTTGATCCTGGATCTCTGCTAGTTTTTTGCTTGTTATTACGGCCATTGTTTTTAATTTTAGTATGCACTTATTGGCATAGATTGATTTTGACTATATGTTTGCTCAAGTTCCTCACCTTGTAAATAAATTGGTGCTGTCATCCTGTGCATGATCTTTGCTAAACTGTCTGCGATATCTACCAGGTGTTTAGATTCATCCCAATTTTTAATTGTACAATCGTTACCAATTCTACCTAAAATTCCACCTCCTAAATAGTTTTGGTAGGCTGTCATTTTTTCTCCTGGATAACCCTGATTTTCTAGGCATATTTCTATACCTCCGCCTCTAGTAGTTACCTGTTGTCTAATAATATTTAAAGTTTCCATTATGCTGAGGTGTTTAAGATTGCGTAAATTTCATCAAGGCATTCGCTATCTGTTGGCTGCTGCTCTTCTTTGTCTGCTTCATACTCGATAGCATCCATGATAGCATCCAAAACTTTCATCATTCCATATCCTTCTGCTTGTTCTCTAGAATCTCCATGGTCTAGTAATTCTTGGGCCTGTTCTCTCATGCTAAAACGATTTGGGGTGACCTCCTCTTCATTCTCAACCCATGGACATGCCTTATTGTATAGAGAGAGAGCAAGACTCTTATCACCTATAGCAGTCATAAGAATATTTAATTCGTTTCTTTGTGCTGTACCTCTTCTGTATACTCCAGGATCTTCTGATCTTTGGTAGTGCCAATCGTGGTTGGTTAGTGCTTTTTGTAATTTAATGATTGCGTTTAATTTTACTTGAGTTTGCATGATTTTCATTTTTAAGTTATACAAAGACGCTTCGCAGCGTTTCGCCTGGATCTCACAGGCTCGTCAGTTTGTTTACCCTAAGTATCCGAAACTTACGTTAGGATCTATACCATTTGTTACCAGGTGAAAGATTAGCATTGTAAATGTTATTGCCCACAGTGTGAATAAAGATCCTAAAAGGCTGTTGATTGCGATTGATTGAATTTTGTTTAACATAGTTTTTCAGTTTAAATTATTAATTGATTATTTAAAGTTTGTAAGGTTTATTAGATCCGATTGTCTCTCAATAAGATCCATTGCTTGAATTAATGCAGCACCTAGGAAAATGATTGCTATTCCAATTACTGTTGCTACTAGTACTAATTTTAATTTTGATTTTGACATTTTGTTTATTTTAAATTATTTGACAATGACGCTTCGCAGCGTTTCGATCATAAAAGATCTCATCAGATTGCCTGGTATAGTTCTTTGTCTACTTGCATCCATAGATTGTAAACATAATTGTAATCAACCCCGATCATGTTGGCAAGTTGCTGAAACAATCTCTCTCTAACTAGGCTGTCTGCTACACCTATGTAGAGGTATACGTCACCTCCTCTATGTAAGCAATCCAATAAGGCTACAAAACTTGTTAAGTTGATTTCAGATCCTAAATCATCTGTTGGGTAATTGTCCTGGTAAAATTTTCTTAGTGTTAACATGGTCTTCAGTTTAAATTGTTTGTGTGTATAATTCGTTTGTTACCTCTTCGCCTATTATGTAAACAATCATATTTACAGTAGTTTCTGAATTGTCGTAAGTTCTTACAGCATCATCACCGAAATTTTCTCTCTCGTAATTCTGTACAAACGCAATCGCTTCGAAAGGATCAATGCCATGTTTGTTTAACCATTGGCTACAGTTGTAATAACCGATTAAATAGTAATCCTGGTTAAAGGCTTCGTTGTGTAGATCGTTATCATCGCTATTCCATTTAACATCGTTGTTGTTAGCGACAAAATCATTTAAATACTCTCTTAGTTCAGTTTTGATTGTTTCAGTATACATTGTTTTCAGTTTTAATTAATAATCAGACATCCCGAAGGATGTTTCGCCTGGATCTCACAGGCTCGTCAGTGATTTTATGCTCGTGCTATAATTCCGTCTAGAGTGTCGGCAATTGCGTGTAGATCTCTAAGCATCATAATATCGTGTGAGTATAAGCGATCTGCTTCTGCTCTAAGGTTCGTGTAGTAGTAACCGTCATAGATACCGTAAAGAGAGTTAACCAAGTCTGATGCTCTGAAGCCTCCGTTACGTAAGTTGTTGATTGTTGTTTGAATGAAAGACATCATCATTGGGTTGAAAGTTGTGTGTCTGTCGAATCTGTTGAAGTTGGTGAAAGTTTGCATTGTTTTTCAGTTTTAATTAATAATGATTGAACGATGGTACAAATATAAAGCATTATTTTATTAACATCCAAATGTGAATATCATTTTTTTTTCAAAATAACTCTGTACAACCTGTAAAACCTAAGAAAAAAACTTTAAAAAAAATTTGAACGCATGTCCAAGCGGGGGGTAATTTATCCCATTGGGGGGTAATTTTGGTTACCTGGGAGAGGCTCGAACTCTCAACCTACAGATTAGAAGTCTGTTGTTCTATCCAATTGAACTACCAGGCAATGTGCTTTACATATGATCCATAACGTGTAAAGGTTTTGGGGTTTTCTTATCAGATCATTTTGGGGTGACCGTATAGAATTACTGTAAGGGAGTATAAAGATCACGTATAAGGTAATTGTATAGTCTACGTAGTTGTGTCCTTCCATATATCGTAACACAAAACTGTTGGCCTTTATACTCTTGCTTTTTAGTTAACCTATCAATGAACCCTAGTGCGAGTAACTTCTTATGTTCCCTGTATACTGGATACTGATTATCCTTACTACTTAGCCAATCCATACGATCACACAGATCAATAACTTGCGGCATAGTATAAAAACTAAAGGACGATTTACATTCGCTTTCACGTATAGCACATGCAAGAAATACCATGACTGTGCGAGTCTGTAATTCGTTATCCAATGACTTAATGTATTTATTGATTGCGTGTTGATGGCTAAACAATTCTACTAGTTTTTTTGCTACGATCATGTCTCAATATTTTTGTTGGTTTTGTTTTCTTTTAAAATCTTCAGGGCATTGCATCGTTAACGTAACGACATGCATTTTTTTAATCGGCATGTGCAATT